ACTTATTAAAAAAGAAATAAAAAATGGAATTATACCAGATCCAAATGCTCCAGTAGAACCAGAGGTGGGCGGAGAATCTACACTTACATCCAATATGGACTTGGGACAACCTGTTTTAGAACCAGATTTAGAAAAAGAGGTCAAATCAACTGAAGCACCAACTCTTCCTAAGGGAGGAGAAATATAAATATTATCGACCATTTGATGAATTAAAACTATGGAAGATCTTTTAGATATGATTATTGCAGATGAATCTCCTTCGCAAATTAGTAATAAAATTAAAGATTTGCTATTTACAAAATCTGCTCAAAAAATTGACGAATTTAGACCATCTGTTTCTTCAAGCATGTTCAATAGTGCGGATACAGAAGAAGGAGAATCTGAATAATAATAAATAATTATTAATTTAATATATTTTAGAAATGCAAAGAACGAAAATAATTGAATCTGAAGTCGCAACACCAACCTCTGCAGGAACAGCAACTAGCATTAGCAATGCAACTTGCGTAAGACTTCATAATGATACTAATGGTATTGCTACTATTGGCATTTCAACTTCTGTTGGGGCGGCATCTACATCATATTTTAGTATGCCGGCAAATAGTATTGAATTCTTAGAGAAACTTTCATCAGAAGTTATTTGGACATCGCCAGCAATTAAAGCATCAAAAGTAGGATTTACAAACTAAGAAAAATGAAACTTATTAGAGAAGAAATCGAAAAAGTAGAAGTTCTTACGGAAGGAACTGGGAAAAATCAAAGACTTTACATTCAAGGTCCTTTCCTTCAAGCAGAGTGCGTAAATCGTAATGGTAGAAGATATCCCCTTTCTATTATGGAAAGAGAGGTGAAAAGATATACCGAACAGTATGTAAATAAAGGCAGAGCTTTAGGCGAACTTGGACATCCAGATGGTCCTACAGTAAATCTTGATAGAGTATCTCATAAAATTGTTGAACTTCATAAAGAAGGAAATAATTTTATCGGAAAAGCACAAATTTTATCAACTCCCATGGGTAAAATTGCAGAGTCTCTTCTTAAAGAAGGTGTGTGTCTTGGTGTTTCTTCTCGTGGTATCGGATCACTTAAACCAACAAGAGAAGGATATAGTGAGGTTGGTGAGGATTTTATGTTAGCAACTGCTGCAGATATTGTAGCAGACCCTTCAGCGCCTGATGCATTTGTTCAAGGAATTATGGAAGGTAAAGAATGGGTATGGGATGGTGGCATCCTTAGAGAAAAATTTGCAGAGAAGACAGAGAAGAGAATTAATACTCTTGTCGATCAAAAAAGATTAGAAGAGCATAAATTGAATTTATTTAATGATTTTATCAATTCTTTGTAATTTATTAATTTATAAATAAATATAGATTTTAAACACAGGAAAATCGGAGAGTTCAAATGTCTCGTGGTACAAAATTACAAGAAATGGAAGTAGGCACAAAGCAATCCAAAACTGCAGTCAACTCTGGCGCTAAAGCAGCGGAACCAATGCCTAAACTATCTGGTAATATTCCAGACGGTCAAAGTGGATCTTGGGAAGATCTTGGTGGACCTACACCAGAAAACTATAAGTCTGATGATGATTCGGCAAAACTAAAAACACCCGGTGCAACACTTAAGCAAGTTAAGGATGTTGTAAATAAAGGTGCCAAGTCTGCTGAAGCAATGCATGGTATGAAAGAAGAAGAAGAACTCGAAGATGAAGATATGATTTCCGAAGAAGATATCGAATCAACCGAATCAACAATTTCTGAAGAGGAAGATGTTGACCAAGAAATCGAAGAGCAGGTTGAAGATGAAAGTGAGGATGAAAGTGAAGATGAAGAAGAAGTAGTTGAAGAAGAGTATGATATTGAAGAAGATGTTAATGCTCTTCTAGAAGGTGAAGAACTTTCCGAGGAGTTTCAAGAAAAAGCAAAAACAATTTTTGAAGCCGCTATTATTTCTAGAGTAAATCAAATTAAAGAATCTCTAGAATTAAAGTATGAAGAGCGTCTTGTTGAAGAAGTATTAGAGATTAAAAATGTTCTCAACGAGCGTGTTGACGCATATTTAGAATATGTTGCAGAAGAGTGGTTCCAAGAAAACACCCTTGCTGTTGAGTACGGACTTAAGACTGAAATGACCGAATCATTCCTTGAAGGAATGAAGGGTCTTTTTGAAGAACATTATGTATCAATCCCTGAAGATAAATATGATGTGCTTGAGAGCATGGTAGAAAAACTTGATGAAATGGAGACAAAACTCAACGAGCAGATTGAGAAAAACGTTTCACTCAACAAGCGTCTCGCAGAGTCGGTTGCTGATGGAATCTTTGATGAAATTTCTGATGGCCTTGCTGCTACTCAGAAAGAAAAGCTCGCTTCACTTGCCGAAAGTGTTGAGTTTGAAAGTGAAGAAGAATATCGTGAAAAATTGGAGACTTTGAAGGAATCATATTTCCCTTCAAGAGTAGCATCTCCATCCGCTAAAACCGAAACCCTTTCAGAAGGAGTAGATATTGCATCGGAATCTATTTCCGGTACAATGGCTAACTATCTGAATACACTTTCAAAATTTAGCAAATAATTGAATTTTATATAATTCAAACCCCCCAAAAACACTAATTAAAGGTAAACGCAAATGTTTCATTCAGAACATCTGCAGGAAAAGTGGGCACCTCTTTTAAATTATGAAGGTATTGATCCAATCAAGGATGCCCATCGTAAAGCGGTAACCGCAGTCCTGCTAGAAAACCAAGAAAAATTCTTAAGAGAAGAATCTGCATTCCAAGTAGGTAATCTATCAAACCTAATGGAAGCACCAACCAACTCAGCTGGAACTGGTGGATATTCAAACACCGGAACAGGTGCAGTTGCAGCTGGTCCTGTTGCAGGTTTCGATCCTGTTCTAATTTCTCTAATTAGACGTTCAATGCCAAACTTGGTCGCTTATGACCTCGCTGGCGTTCAACCAATGACCGGTCCTACTGGTCTTATTTTTGCAATGCGTTCTCGCTACAACGATCAAAGTGGCGCTGAGACTTTCTTTGATGAAGTTGATACTTCATTCTCAGGTCAAGATTCAGGTTTCGATGTAACTGGTGGTTTTACCGATGCCAATGCAGGTATGGGTACTACATCTCAGTCTGGAACCAATCCAAGCATTCTTAATCCAGTTGGCGTTAACTCGACTGCATATAATGTTGGTCAGGGTATGCCAACCGGCGATTCCGAGAATCTAGGTGCAGATGGTGGAGACCAATTCAATCAGATGGCTTTCTCGATTGAGAAAGTTACTGTTACTGCTAAGAGTCGTGCTCTAAAAGCAGAATACAGCCTCGAGCTTGCACAAGACCTTAAGGCAATCCATGGTCTGAATGCTGAAGCGGAACTCGCAAACATTCTCTCAACTGAGATTCTTGCTGAGATCAACCGCGAAGTCATCAGAACCATCTATAAGGTTGCTGAGCAAGGAGCATCACAAAACGTTGCTACTGCTGGTGTATTTGACCTAGATACCGATTCAAACGGTCGTTGGTCTGTTGAAAAGTTCAAGGGTCTTCTTTTCCAAATCGAGCGTGATGCTAATGCTATTGCACAGCGCACTCGTAGAGGAAAGGGCAACATCATCCTGTGCTCTGCTGACGTTGCTTCAGCACTGACCATGGCTGGTGTTCTCGACTACACCCCAGCACTCAACGCTAACCTCAACGTTGATGACACTGGTAACACCTTTGCTGGTGTTCTGCAAGGTAAGTATCGTGTTTATATCGATCCTTATTCGGCTAACCTAACATCAGGAAATGGTTCTTCAGGAAACCAGTATTACGTTGTTGGTTATAAGGGTTCTTCACCTTATGACGCAGGTATATTCTATTGCCCATACGTTCCCCTCCAAATGGTACGTGCCGTTGGCGAAAATAGCTTCCAACCAAAAATTGGATTCAAGACTCGTTATGGTATTGTTGCTAATCCATTTGCAGAAGGAACTGACCAAGGTCTTGGTCGCCTTAAAGTTAATGCAAACCGTTACTACAGACGTGTTGCTGTTAGAAATCTCATGTGATTTAAATTCACAAAGATTTTTCGAAGGGTCCTCTAGGGGACCCTTTTTTTTCTAAATAATTAAAAAAATGTCATTATCAAAAGCTTTTAGAAATCAGATAGAAAATAGAAATTTTTTATCACCAATAGGATTTAGATTTGTTTTAAATAGGGCTCCAAAAGTAGCATTTTTTGGAAATAATGCAAATATTCCAGGAATGACTTTAGGTGTAGCAATTCAACCAACTTATCTTAAAGATATTGATATTCCTGGGGATAAGATTCAATTTAATGATTTATCTATTAGATTTCTCGTAGATGAAGATTTAGAAAATTATATGGAAATTCAAAATTGGATTCGTGGAATTGGATTTCCAGAAAGCCTTAAAGAAATTTACGATTGGCAAAATAATAATTCTGAGTTAAATATTACAGAAAGATCTCAGTTGCAAATGAATTTATATTCAGATGCTACATTAACAGTGCTTACAAGTTCTAATAATTCAAACTTTAAAGTTAAATTTTTTAATTTGTTTCCATATTCGTTGACAGATCTGCAATTTGATGCTACAGGTAGTGATGTTGATTATTTGACTGCAGAAGCAACTTTCAAGTATACTATCTATAATATAGTAGATAATAAAAATAATAGATTATGACTTTTGATTTGGATACAATCCAAAAAATGTGGGAGAAAGATTCTAAGATTGATGTAGATAATCTCCACATAGAATCATTAAATATTCCAATTTTACATTCAAAGTATTTTGAAATATATAATAATGTTATTCTTTTAAAGAAAAAGGCAGAACAACAAAAGAAAAATATAAGACATGAGCGTTATGAATATTTTACTGGAAAAGCAGATCCTGATGTTTATTTGGAAAATCCATTCCCTAAAAAAATTCGTGATAAAGAAACTTTACAAAAATACTTAGATGCTGATGAAAAATTATCTTCAGTTTGTTTAAAAATTGAATATTACGAAACAATGTTAAATTATTTGGAAAGTATTCTTAAAGTTATTCAAAATAGAACTTACCAAATTAAAAATGCTATAGAATTTATTAAATTCACATCAGGATTTGGTTAAATAAATAATCCAAGATGAATGAATTCTTGTGATTGATACAACAGCAAATCTTGTTATTTCAAAATCTAACGAAGTTTTTTTGAAGATCAATACAGAACCTCATATTGAATATGAACTTCGAGATCATTTTAAGTTTGAAGTTCCCAACGCAAAATTTATGCCTCAATATAGAGGAAAAAATTGGAACGGAGAAATTCATCTATATGATATGAGATCCAAGCAAATTTATGTGGGTCTTTTAGATAAATTAGTATCCTTTTGCAATCAATACGGATACACTTATAAATTTGAAGATAATAGATTCTACGGATTACCCTTCGAAGTTAATGAAGAGATTTCTTACGAGGGTGTAAAGGATTATATGAAATCTATTTGTTCTCATTCTCCGCGTGACTATCAAGTAGAGGGAGTATATGATGCTCTAAGGCATAACAGAAAACTATTGATAAGCCCCACTGCATCTGGCAAATCACTGATGATTTATTCCCTCGTAAGATATTATGTGGATAAAAACGAAAAAATTCTTTTAATTGTTCCGACGACATCTCTTGTAGAACAGATGTACAAGGATTTCCTTGATTATGGTTGGGATGCTGAGTCATATTGCCACAAGATTTATTCTGGTAAGGAAAAAACAAATGAACATTCCGTTACGATTACTACATGGCAATCTATTTATAAATTGGATCGTTCATTTTTTGAAGATTATGGTGTGATTATAGGTGATGAAGCACATTTATTCAAGAGCAAGTCTCTTGTGCAAATTATGACCAAACTTCATCATGCTAAGTATAGATTTGGATTTACGGGGACATTAGATGGAACACAAACGCATAAATGGGTTCTTGAGGGATTGTTCGGACCATCATATAAAGTAACTAAGACTTCGGAATTAATGAAGCAGGGACATTTATCGCAATTAGATATTCAGTGTCTTGTTCTCAAGCATCCACCACAAAAGTTCGAAACTTACGAAGATGAAATACAATATTTAATCTCTCATAAGCAAAGAAATAAATTTATAACAAATTTATCTTTAGATTTGAGAGGAAATACATTAGTTTTGTTTTCTAGGGTAGAAACTCATGGTGCAATATTATATGAAATGATAAATAATAGTAATTATGAAAATCGTAAAATATTTTTTGTTCATGGTGGGGTGGATGCTGAAGAGAGAGAACTTGTGAGAGAAATTACAGAAAGAGAAAACAATGCGATTATTGTTGCATCTTATGGAACATTTTCTACAGGTATTAATATTAAAAGCCTCAATAATGTCATCTTTGCTTCACCCAGTAAATCGAGAGTTAGAAATCTTCAATCAATTGGAAGAGTACTTAGAAAGGGAAAAAATAAAACTAAAGCAGTCCTCTACGACATCTCTGATGATTGTAGAATTCAATCAAGAAAAAATTATACCCTAAATCATTTTATAGAAAGAATTAAAATTTATAATGAAGAACAATTCAATTATGAAATAATAACAATTCAATTAAAAGCAAAATGATAGAAGATGATTTTTATGCAACAATAAAATTTAAGAGTGGTGAAGAAATCTTCTGTAAAGTAGCTGCAACAGAAGAGGAGGATAGAACTATGCTAATAATTTCAAATCCCATTATAGTTTCTGAAATAAAGGGAAGATCTGGAATAGTTGGATATAAAGTAGAACCTTGGTTAAAAACAACAAAGGAAGATATGTTTATAATCGACTTAGAAAATGTATTAACTATGTCGGAATCTTCTGACATAGAAATGATGATGATGCATCAAAATTATATTCGCCAAAGTTCAAAAGAAAAAAGCTCTTCTAAAATAAATCGTAGAATGGGTTACTTAGCTAACGTTAACGATGCTAAAGAGATCTTAGAAAAGCTTTATAAAAATAGCTAATAATTATCTTATCAACCTCCACAAAGGTAATTGTACCGGTTTTATAATGTCTTGTCAACTATTTGTAAAGATGCTATAATTCATACATATTATGAGATAAACTTATGATTACAACAGCAATTATGACCAAAAGAAAGAGGTCAGAGCATTACGTCAACAACAAAGAGTTTCTTGCCGCTCTAATTAAGTATCGTGAAGACAAAGAAATTGCAGAAATCCAAGGAAAACCAAAACCTCCTATTCCTCGATATATTGGAGAGTGTTTTCTAAAGATTGCTAATCACCTTTCATTTAAGCCAAACTTCGTGAACTATATGTTCAAGGAAGATATGATTTCTGATGGTATTGAAAACTGCGTTCAGTATATTCACAATTTCAATCCAGAGAAATCTCAAAATCCTTTTGCTTACTTCACTCAAATTATCCACTACGCATTTTTGAGACGAATTCAAAGGGAAAAACGTCAGATGGAGATTAAAAATAAAATTCTTGAGCGTTCTGGATACTCTGAAGTATTCGTAGATGATAATACAGTTGACGGTGGCAACTATTCCGACTATAATAGCATCAAGGATGGAGTCCACAGTAAGCTTCGTTATTGATGAAAATTGCAATTATTACCGATCAACACTTTGGAGCAAGGAAGAATTCTAAACTATTTCATGATTATTTCCTAAAATTCTACAATGATGTATTTTTCCCAACGCTCGAAGAGTATGGGATTACTACTGTTGTAGATATGGGAGATACTTTTGATAGTCGTAAAGGAATTGATTTCTCTGCTTTATCGTGGGCAAAAAATAATTATTATGACCGCCTCCAAGAAATGGGAGTGAAGGTACATACGATTGTTGGTAATCATACTGCTTACTACAAAAATACTAATCAAGTAAATGCTGTTGATTTGCTTTTGCGAGAGTATGATAATGTAACTGTTTATTCTGATCCAACTGAAGTGATGTTGGGTAAATTACCTGTACTTTTTATACCTTGGATTAATCAAGAAAATGAAGATAATACTTTTAAACTTATTGAAAAGACAACTTGCTCATGTGCGATGGGGCACCTTGAACTCCAAGGATTTAGAGTTAATAACCAAATCGTCATGGAGCATGGTTTGGAGAGCAAACTATTTGGTAAGTTCACCAAGGTCTACTCGGGACACTATCACACTAGATCGGATAATGGGGTAGTTTATTATCTTGGAAATCCTTATGAAATGTTTTGGAACGACGTGAATGACACTCGTGGATTTCATATTTTCGATACTGAAAAACTAATCCATGAACCGATTAATAATCCTTTCAGATTATTTTATAACATATACTATGAAGATACTAATTATCAAACTTTTGATACTCGTGAATATGAGAACAAAATTGTAAAGATTATCGTTCGCAAAAAAACAGATATTAAAAAGTTTGAAAAGTTTATTGATAAATTATATACTGCAGGAGTTGCAGAATTAAAAATTGTAGAGAATTTTGCAATTCAAGAATCTGAGAATTTCGAGGTATTTGAATCGGAAGATACGCTTTCTATCTTGAATAGATATATTGAGGAGGCGGAAATTAAACTTGATAAGTCTATAATTCAAAAAGTAATTCAAGAAATTTATCAAGAAGCATGTGAATTAGTTTAATATGTTTATTCTAACAATTAATGGTAAAGAAACTGAAGGTGCATATTCAGTAATGAATGATGAAGGAGAGCAAATTCTTTATCTGTTTGAAGATGAAGATGATGCTACTCGATATGCTATGATGTTAGAGGAAAAAGGATTCCCAGAAATGCATGTGATAGAACTAGAAGATAGTGTAATTATAAAAACTTGCGAAATTCATGGATATCAGTATACTATTATTACTCCAAATGACATTGTGATTCCTCCTGACGTTGAATATGATTTTATTTAAAACTATAAAATGGCGCAACTTCTTAAGTACTGGTAATCAATATACAGAAGTTGATTTTACAAAAAATAAAACAAATTTAATCATCGGAACAAATGGTGCAGGAAAGTCCACTGTTCTAGATGCTCTTACCTTTTCTTTATTTGGTAAACCTTTTCGTAAGATTAATAAACCTCAACTTATCAATTCTGTAAATGAAAAAGATTGTAGAGTTGAGGTTGAGTTTTCTATTGGGAATACTGAGTGGAAAGTTGTAAGAGGAATCAAACCTGCTATTTTTGAGATTTGGAGAAATGATACTGCATTAGATCAATCAGCAGCCGCACTAGACCAGCAAAAATGGTTAGAACAGAATGTTCTTAAAATGAACTATAAGTCTTTTACTCAGATTGTGATTCTGGGTTCTAGCACTTTTGTTCCTTTTATGCAACTCTCTGCCGCAAATCGTAGAGAAGTGATTGAAGATTTGCTTGATATTAAAATCTTTTCTTCAATGAATACTCTTATCAAAGAGAAAATTCGTTTTATGAAGGATGAAATAAAAACTCTTGAACTAAAGAAAGAGTCTCTTAACGATAAAGTCCAAATGCAAAAGAGTTTTATTGAAGAACTTGAAAATCGCGGAAAGGACAATATAAATGCCAACAAAGAAAAGATTGCCAATCTCGATAGGGAAGTTGGTGTTTATATGGTCGATAATGCTGTAGTAGAAGAGGGTTTATATACCTTACAAAAAGAACTTGAAGATTATGTGGGGTCTACAGATAAACTTCGCAAGTTAG